GAATTAATTAATGAATCTTTTTTTTATCTTTCGGCGGAACTGCTGATTCGAACTCTGAGACACTATCAGCCTCATAGAAAATCTCATCTATCAAATCATCTTCATCAAATGGTTCACCCCTTTCCATAATCTTACTCAAAGACTTTCTCATCATGTTGCCGATTCTTTTGTCTTCATCATTAGCAAGAGGTATAGATTGATTCTCTATCATATCAAACCATTTAGATGATGCATTATCATAGAAAGGTATAAACTGGTCGTTCATCAATTGTCTATGCATGACCTCAGTCTTAGGTATGTTCACCCTTTCATCACAACTCAAAGGCGAATAAGGATAAAAGATTGCTTGTGTACGAGGAGTTCCAGGTATCAAAGATAACTGACATATCATTGGTAAAGTAACCTCTAATGAAGGACCGATATCTCTAGTCATTCCGACTATCTCAGTGCCTGTTTTCAATTTGATTACTTCGTATCTTGAAGGTGTTAAGTCTTTAGGGGTTGCCATGTAAATTGAATTGTTTTATTTCGTATGGAAAATTCTCCTCACTATAGATATTTATGCGTTCCTTTAAGTGAGCAAGAGTGTAATTATCACATTGTAAGTCATCTGCGATATCAAACAGTCTCATACTATCTTTGCCATCTGCTTTACGAAGACCTCTACCAATAGATTGTAGATTTCGTATTCTTGATTTAGACGGACTTGCAAAAACAATATTGTCAATTCTTTTAATATTAATGCCTGTAGAGAATGTACCGTATGATGCTAGTATGACATTATCGTCTGACCTTTCTACAATCTCTCTTACTGATTCTCTGTCTTCTACATCTGTTTCACCATGAACATAATGTAATGTGCCTTGTATTCTAGGGTTGAACATCTCCCATAATGGTTGACCATGTTTCTCAATATATTGAAACAGCACAAGGGTATTTCCTTTAAGGTTTGCAACTAAGTTTGTAATGAAGTGATTTCTTTCTTGACTAGAAACTAGATAATCCATTTCTTCTTGGTATGACATTTTATGACACTTCTGATGCTTAAGTATGATACAATCAATGTCAATCTTTGCGATAGTTCCTTCTTCAATTAATTGTGCTGATGTAATAACTTTTTTTACAGGACCGAATAGACCTTCTAGTTGTAGTCTATGTACTTCACTTCCATCTAATGTACCTGTAGTGCCAACTCTGATTGCAGTAGTCTTCATCTTCTCTAAGATGCCTTTTAATGTTGTCGCCTTAAATAAATGTGCTTCATCTCCAATAACTACATCAAAACTATCTAACACCTCTTTAGGTGCTTTTGCAAAACTTTGCCATGTAGTCACTGTTATGGGTGCATCGAATACTTCTTGTCCACTGTATATCTTACATACAGGTTCAGTATACCCATAATCTATAAAATCTTTTGTCATCTGTTCAACAAGTGATGTTGTTGGCACAATGATAACTGTTTTCTTATTATACCATCTTGCGAGTAGATATATGATTAGAGATTTACCTGATGCAGTAGGAGATAATAGTAATTGTCTGCCATACTTTATCGTAGTCTCTACTGCCTCCATTTGATAATCTCTAGGTTCGAATGGAAGATTATACTCTTTCATAAAGTATTTTTTCAAATCGAATTTGATATCAGTCTTCTCACCGATTACATCTGTTATGCCATCAAACTCATAACCTCTTTCTCTACAGAACTCATCGACATATGGTAATAAACCAATATAGATTCTTTTAGTTTTAAGAGAGAAGAGTCTTACTTTGCCGTCCCAATATCTGTTCTTAACAGAAGGCATAAACTTTGCACCTGGAACTGTAAATGAAAAAAAGTCGTAAAGGTCTCTTGCTAGTCCATCATCACAATCGACTTTCATAAAGACTTCGTTTACTTTAGATACTATTACTTTAGACATAAGTTGGACCGTGATACCAACTAACTAGAGATGTTCTTGTACCTCTAGATACTGGACTCACTTCATGCCAAACAAAAGAAGGAAATACTATAAGAGTTCCTACTGTTTTGGCACTGAATGGTGCTGTTTGAATATATGGGTCTACATCAACACCGTAATGACCTTTTCTGATATTATCAAACATATGTGCTGGTTCTAACCAACGAAAATGACCACCCTCATAATCTTCGGGGTGTGATAGTTGAATTGTTGAACTTAGTTTTCTTATTCCATATCGACTCTGCATTTTACTAGGGCTAGCTGCATCTGTATGCCAGGTATAAAAATCACCTGTAGGTCTATCTGGTTTGTGTTTGTAAATAGTGTATTGATGGTCTTCGATATGATTCCAAGCAAAGTTCCAACCACCTTCAGCAGATGCTGTATTAATACCCAATGTTATTTTATCTTGTATCTCTTTGGGAAATATATGATGTTGCAACCATTTTTGTGAAGATTGTCTGATATCATATGTCATTTCGATATTGTTAGGGTCTTCGTCTTCGTCAGCACCGAAACCTGTTCGACCTTCAATCTCTTCTACTTGATTAGCACAAGCATGTATTTTCATTACTTCTGATTCTGTAAAGTAATTTTCATATATGATACAATAGTTATCTAATATCATTATTGACCTGCCATAAATTTACGCCACTCAATTGTGTTCTTAATTGTCTGATGTCGCCATGTAATGTTATCCATACATCTTTTGATATACTCTACAACTTCTTGTAGATAATCAATCTTCGCTTTGAGTTTTGTAAGGTCTTCATCTGAATTGAAAAATACATCCATGTCGTTTTTCATTATCTTCAAACCATCAAATGGGTCATCTGACCAACCTAACTCTTTGATTCGTGATTCATCCATTTTGCCATTGAACCACAACCACTTATCTTTTCTAAGTAGATTGTATTGCATTTGAGCATTCTTTAATCTAAGAATGTTATCTGTTAGTAAGTCTGAATACTTTGCATGTAATCGAGGAACATCTAAACTAGATTTATCTAATTCTATGTCATCGATTTCGCAATCGTTAGACCACATCGCCTTTATTTCATCCAATGTCATACTATAATTATACTATACTTTGTAGTATTTATGAAGTGGTTTTAATCTCGTAATATGTGAACCTAAACGACACCGTGCAAATTGCTGGTTCAGCATCTGCGCCTGATTCTAAATCTATTCCACTTAATGATATAGGGAATGCATCATGAAATCTAAAGTATCTGTTAGGAATGTTTTTGTTTGTATTAGTGACTAATGTGATGTCACTGTATTGATTCAAATCGTTATCTATACTTGCCACCACATTAGTCTGAGTTGTTGCAGTTTCAGTATATGAACCATATAATTCAGGATTACTGAGAGGTACAATCGAATCCATCCAATTGTATATCTCTATGAAATTCTCTAAATCTTCATCAACTAAGAATGAAACTTCTAGGGTATCAAAGGTTGCTTTGTCACCTGGGAAGAATGCATCTAGACCAACACCTGCCGCTTGTTGAGTTTCACTGAATTGAACACCTGGAACATTGACTGTTCTTACATAGTATTCTACAGTTGGAACTTTATCAATCAACAGACGAAAGTTATTTCTGTTTAGAATAGATTTATTGATATCTGATTTATATGCCATATTACTATTTATGCATTACTTCTCGTTTACAAAGTCATTAAACTGTTTTGCAGTCTCAATAACATCTTGAGCAGTATAAGTTCTCAAAGGTATTTCCTTTTTAGTCTCAGAATGATTATCATTCCATGAATAAATGGTTTGTCTTTCATTCTCGATGTTGTTGATAATAATGCTCTCGGCGAGAGATAGTAAGTCGGCACGAATTTCGTAACCTGATTTTCCTTGATTTGACATAATTTCCTCCTGTGTGTATGTGTGTTTATGTCTGTATCATCATGATACAATTATATTTAGTGCATAAAAAAAGGGGTCTAAAAAGACCCCTTTTAAAAAGTTCTGAACTTTTTTACAGAATGTTGGACACTGCCATTTTTCTGTAGTATTGGTTTGAACCATCAGATGCTAAACCGTTAGCAGGTGTGCTTCCAACAAATGGGTTAGATACCATTCCGTATCTTGTTTTGAAACCTATTTTTGGTTGGAAAGTGTTCTCGCCAACTGCTCTCACCATTTGAAGTGGAACATATGGGCAATAGAACATACCAGCATCATAAGGGTTAGACCCTCTGTAACCAACTGTTAAGTAGTTTGAACCAGCATATGGGTCAATGTATACTTTAACTCTTCCGTTAAGAACACCAGCAAATGTATTACCTGTGTCATCAACATTCAAGTTAGTTGATAGTGCTGGAGCGTAGTCTAATACGCCTGCCATTGAAAGAGCAGATGCAACATCAGAAGAACAAAGGATAAAGTTACCTTTTCCTCTTCTTGTTTCTTTTGCGATTACATTTGATTCTCTTTCGATTTGGAATAACAATCCTTTGAATTTTTCAACAGACCATCTACCATTTGCATCAACATCTAAGTTGAATGTACCAGCAGAAGCAGTTGTAGAAGCACCAGTTTTTGCCTGGTTGTTTACTTCTCTTACAACTTCTCTGTTGATTTCTGCAAGAATTTCTGATGATAGAATGTTTGCTAATTCTGATTCAGCGTCAAGACCGTGGATTGCTTTTAAGTCTTGTGCTAGTTCGAGTGTGTACTCAGCTTTTAATGCTCTGGATACAGCAGTCACAGTTGATTTCTCAATAGTGAATGACATCTCATTGAAATGGTTAGATGCACCATCTCCTAAAGATTCTGCTGATGCTGTGCTCATGCCTGACGATGTTGCGTTCTGATAAGCAGATGACCCTGCAAAAGGGTCGCCTTCTGGATCAGCGTCCGCAGTATTATCGATATCGCCTGAATTCCCTGCTGAGAATCCAGTTCTTGGTTCGTTAATACCTAATGCTTCAGAGTTTGCTTCTCTTCCAGCATTGTTGTCGTCTTGATATCTTGCTTTCATAGCGAAGATAAGTCCTGTAGGACCAGTCATTGGTTGAACACCGCAAATGTCGTAAGCAACGAGATTTGGCATAGCTCTTCTAACTAATGAAATTAGGATTGGATCCCAATTTGAGATAGCAGAACTACCAGTAGCATTTAAAGGTGCTGCTTCGTCAAGTGATACTCTCTCTTCTTGTAGAGCTTTCTCTTGGTTTTCAAGGATAACAGCAGTAACCGCTTTCTTGTAGCCATCTTCGATTTGTGGTAAATCGGAGTGTTCTAGAATAGGCGACCACTTTTCTTGTAAATTTTCTGATAAGAACATTTCTTTCTTCCTTTAAATTTAACCTAATGGTTTTAGTTTACTTAATGCCTGAGAATACTTTGCAATTGAAGGGTCTAGTACAGGGTCTCTATCTTCTGATAATTCACCAATACCTTCTTCTATTACTGTTTCCTCAGATATGATTTCGTCATTTGGGAAGTATGCTTCCTTCAACTCAGAAACTTTCTCAGCGAAATCTTCTGAATCTGAAAAGTCTACTCCTTCAGATAATGAAATCATTTTCTCTTTTTGTGATTCTGATAGGTCTTTACAGGCCTCTCTTATCACATTTTGTCTTTTAAGATTTTCGTTCTCTTCGACTACTTCCATATTTTTAGATACTTCAGCGTCTAGTTTCTCTTCCATCTCGTCAAGACGATTTGCGAGTTCATCAATAACATCATACTTATCTTCTGGAACTTCAACATAATGTTCTACGAACAATGTTTTCAATCCTTCGATGAAGTTATCTGTCATTTCTGACCTCAAACCTCTCTCAATTGCAAGTTCGTTTTCTTTCGTCCACTCTTCTGCACAATACGATAGATACTTGTCAACTGCTTCCGCAAGGTCGCCTTTAACAGTTTCTACTGAGGTTTTTAAATTTTCTGCGAACTCTGATTCGAGTTCTTCTTTGATTTCTGAAACTTTTGATGATACAGCTGCTTTGAAGATGTTTCTTGCTTTCTCTGTATTCTCTTCTGAAAGTTCGAGAGCTTCTGAGATTTTATCTAGGTCGTCTTCTATTTCCATCTCAACTAACTCAGATTCAACTTCTGATGATTCTTTGACTTCTTTCTCGTCATCTTTCTCATCTTCGTCTTCGTCTTCGTCTTCTTTCTCTTCTTCTTCTACAAAGAATTTTGAGTAACCTTCTTCAACTTCGTCTTCATCTTTCTTTTTCATTAATTCAACGATGTTTCTTGCGATTTCTGCTTTAGTCAAGGATTCGTCCAACTCGTCTTCTTCGTCATCCTTTTTCTTGTCAGACATTTCTGAATACATAGCTTGTAGCTTTTCTTTATCCATGTCCTTCATAGCGTTGACCATTGCCTTGATTCGCTTCATCTTTCCAGGTTTCTCTTCTTCTGAGTCTTCTGCCTCTGAAACTTTTTTCAACTTAGGTTGCTTTTCAGGTGAAGATTCACCTTTCTGTTGTGCATCACCAGAAACTTCTTTAGTTCCTTTTTCAGCACTCTTAACAGATGCAACAGCTTTGTCAACAGGATTTTCTTCTGGTTTGACGACTTCACCTTTGCCTGATTCGATTTTCTCGGCGTCAGATGAACCTTGCTTAACAGGTTTCGAGTCACCCTTTTCAGCTTTAGAATCAGGCTGAAGAGCCTCCTCTATCGCTTGTTCTAGGTTTTTTTCTAAATCTGCCATTGTTTTCTCCTGTTTGAGTAATAACTCTTTTATTTATATGTTAGATGTTCTCAACGAACTTCTTCCATAGATTTAGTTTGGTTTCCTCTAGTTTGTTCAACTTGGCACTGCGTAATTCGTTCTGCATTGCTTCCATTTCTCTCGCTTTTAGAATACCATTCTCCATAACCCATTCAACTCCTTCCATAATGCCTTCTACGAATGCTTCAGGAGCGGAGGGGTCTGCAACGATGTCAGCGGCAGTTGCCAACTGAAAATCGTCTTTAACAACTTGAGCACCACCTTTCTGTTCTAGGGAACCTAGACCTCTAGATGATACGCCAAGTTTTGCACCATCATCAAGTAAGTTTCTTACAATTTGACCGTTTGGTGTTGTTAAAATCTTTGCTCTTCCCACAAAATTATCACCGTCTTCTTCTAGTTTGGTAATCATGTGAGATACTTTGTCTAAATTAATTGTTGGACCTTCTGGATGCCCTAGTTCACCGAATGCTCTATCTTTCTCTACAAACTCTTTGCGATATCGGTCAACTTCTTTCTGCATCACTTTCTTGGGATATACACGACCATTTCTATTTTTCAACTCTGCTTGCAAGAAGATACCTTCGATGAAGTAATCTTTACCACCTTTGTCGTTTGATTCAACGATAACAGGTTGTATTGCGTAATCTACAAATTCAGATATTAGTTTCATTTATAACTCCTAGTATTTCTTCTGCTGATATGTTTTCTTCACCCATTTGCATAATTACTTTTTTAATATTCTTCATATCTTTTTGTGCAAGTTTCATGTTCTTGTATGGGTCGCCCATTAGCATTCCATCGATATACACATGAATCTTACCTCTTTTATCTTCCCCAAATCGTATATCTAAAGTTCTTCCGCCGACTTTCTGTACTTCTTTTTTAACCTCAGATTGGTCTTTAGGAAGTTTGAATTTCGCCTCGTTTAACTCAGTCGTTATCTGTGTCCAAGACTTCTTCATGTTTTCCCTGTGCCCAATCTACAGACATTTCAACTCGTTTCATGTCTACTTGTTCGCCTGCCTTTTGTTTGATACCGTCAAAGATTGAATCTCTGGCATCTGTTAATTGACCTGCTTCAATTTGGTCTACTATCTTTTTACTTATGTCGTTCATTAGAACTCTCCTTCATTATCCATATCTTCTTCACCTCCGCCTTCGGCGTCAATCTCACCTTGGATTCTTTCTATATCGTCCTCAGTTTGATGAAGAATGTACTTCTTAACATAATCTTTTGAGAAGTACTGTCCAACATATGATTCTGCCTGTGAGAGAATATCAAGTCTTTCTCTGATAATCTCTTGCTCTTTCAACTCTGTGAAGTGGTTGTCTGTAGCAAAATCATAATGTATAAAATCTTTCATCATATCAAACTCTTCGCCTGATACAATATTTTTAAGAACCATTTGAGTTCTTAATAAATCAGTAAAGACTCTTGCAAACTTCATTTGAAGTCTCTTAGTGAACTTATTAAATTTAAGTTCATCTCTACTGATTTCTGATGCCCTACCCATGTTGAAACCGTTATCTGCTTCAAGTCTAGAAATAGGCACATTTAATGACCTGTAAAGTTTCTTTCTGAAATATTCTATATCTTCTATCTCAGAAAGATTCTGACCACCTGGTAAAGTCGTAATCTCTGTTCCTCGACCACCTTCTCTTCTTGGTAACCAGAAGTCTTCTAGCATCGACATATGGCGTCTATCGTCTTTTATTTCGCCTGTGTCTGCATTATAAACAAGTTTATTTCTATACTTGTTCATAGTATCTGCAAGGTATTGTTCCGCCTTGACTTTCGGAAGGTTACCAACATCAATATAGAAGATTCTTCTTTCTGGTGCTCTTGATATACGATAGATTACAAGAGCATCTTCCATCATTGATAACTGATTTGCAGTCTTCAATGCTTTATGTAGATAACCAATAACTACATTTTTAGTGTAGTCTAACATACCAGAAGTCGTATAACTTATTGCCTCTGGTGCGATTTTAACAGTGTTTCCTTCTGAAGCACTGCCTTTATCAAAACCTTTATCGTTGAAGACATAAAATTCATCAACTTTTTTAATTACTTCAATTTTTGTTTTAGGGTCTTTTTCTTTTTCAACATTTCTGACCTTTTTAATTTTCAAAGGGTCAATGTTTCTAATATCGACCATACCTGCTTGAGGTCTTTTAGAGTCTACAACCTTATGGAAGTATACTCTGCCATCGACATACCATTTTCTGAATAGTTCATGAGAGTTCAGATTGAACTTCATTAAAGATAGGATTGTTTTAAACTCATCATGCATCTTATCTTTGATGCTGTCTGAGAGTTCTACATCTCTTAAATCGAGTGAGACAATTCTATCTTGGGTATCTGAAACTATACATTCATTTACTATATCATCGATAGCAATATCACACTCAGGTACTAGAGATGTCTCACGGTATCTTCTAATGAGTGCAACCTCATTTTTGATACCGCCTTCCATATCAACATAGGAACCATATGCTCCACCTGATATGAAACCACCTGGAGTCGACTGTATGACAGGAGTTCCGTCATCTTCGACAGGTGCTACAAAAGACCTCGCTGAGGTCTTCTGTACATCTTTTCCTCGTAATTCTTCTTTCTTACGAGTTATTTCAAACCCAAAAATTTCCATAATAATATTTATAACACCTTAAATGGTGTTATTTTCACTAATTTTTTAAAGGACTCTTTCCCAATGCGAATACTGGAATTCAACATCAAATGTCTCCAATGCATCAACTGTTTCGTAAGATAAGTCAATTGCACCAATATTGGTTGGAAACATGTTAAAAAACTCGTATCTCGCTAGAACAGAATCATCTTTATTTAATTGTTCGACAAACGCTCTGTCTACTAGATAGTCAAGTGATGTCATACCTTCGCCACTGTCTAATTCTTGTATATCAGTTTGCCATGATTCAAGAGCAGTTCTTGCTGAAAATTCAACATCGTTAATTATAGTCACATTCCAAGGTTCAAATGTTCTGTCTCCTGCGAGTTTCAGAACATGACCTCTGAATTGTTGTTCTACAACACCTATCTGAGCAGCAGGTATCTGTGCTGACTGACATAAGAATTCAATCTTATTACCAGACCTTGGTATAAAAACTCTAAAACGGTTAGCTCTTGGCCCGCCGCCTATAAGTTGTGCTTTAAATTGGTCTATAGTTGCCATTTATTACTCCTTAAACTGCTCCGTAGATTTCTTCAAACTCGACACCGCTTCTAGCAGCAACGAAGTTTAGTGTTATAAAGTTAATAGATTTTGCAGGTTTCACAAAGATAGAACATACAAATTCGTTTCTATCGATAACTGTATCAGTATTGTTTGTTTCGTCACAAACTACTGAGAAATCTACAAGACCTCTTCTGTTTTTAACATCTCTTAGGAAAGGTTCTACACTTGCACGGAACTGAGCTCTTGTGAATGCATCGTTGAATTCAAAGAGTTGTGCCTTAGCAGCAGTTGCAATTGCCTTTTCTAATACGATGAATAGTCTTCTAACATTGATTCTATCGAATGCTGAAGGACTACTTAGTGCAGTCTTATCACCAAATAGAACAGTTCCCTGTCCTGGGAATGTCACTATTGGGTTAATTCTTGCACGGTATAAATCATCTCTACTTGCTTGTTTTGGATTGAAAGCAAGTTTAGTAATACCTAGGTATTGTCCTCTAGAGAAACCTGCAGGTGAGAACCAAGGGTCTCTTAATAGGTCACTTCTTGCCATAATACCGGCAGTGTGTCCGTTACCTGGAATCCAGCAATATTTGTCGTTGTATCTATCATACTGATAAATCCAACCTGAATCTAATACTGCATAAGAAGATGATGTGACTGATGCAAAATCATCAATAACATTTGTCTTCTGAGTTGATTCTGAGGTTTGTCCTACTACTGATTCTCTCATTGGAGATGCGACTACTATGCAATCTTTTCTTGCTTCTGCAAGTGCTATAGCACCATTTACGATAGTGTTATGAGCAGTTCTTAGATTACCTGTGTTAACCTCATCAGCACCTGAACCATCGTCAACTCTAGTTGAACCTATGAGTATGAATGAGATGTCTGATGTCTCTCCGTCTTGGAAGAACTCTTCTAGTGTACTTACTTTGTCTGATGCGACTGGTGAACGACCTGAAGCACCACCTGAAAGTGATGTATGTACTGGTAATGCAGGTCTAGAGAACGGTGTACCTGAAGCGGTAGCTAATGTTCTGTTCTCTGCAACACTTGACAACATAGTTGTTTCGTGTCCTGACCAGTAGATGTAATTTGAATTTCTTTCGATTACATTTTTGTAATAATTGTTGTTACCTGATGAATCTTTAGCATCTGAAGCAAGTGATACGAAACCATATGTTTCGAGAACTTTACCCTCTGTGCCTGTGAACTCGCCGTCTTCGTCTATTACTACTACATGAATTTCATCATTTGTTGCCCCAGCGGCAACAGCGCCTGCTGATGAACCTGGTGCTTTATCAAATAATGCATAATGTTCCCAATATCTATCGATTTGAACATTATCTGCAACAGCAACTTGAAGACCTGCTGATACTTCATTTACAACTGCGAAAGTTAGTGTTTTTGATGAGTTATTTATTGCACTGATTTTATAGAATGCATCGTGTCCTGAGAACTTAATTAAGTCCCCAACTCCAAAAGCAGTTGCATCGTCAACGATTACAGCAGTATCTCCTGCTGAATAACCTGCTTCTAAATTAACAGCAGATGCATTATCGTTGAAATATGCGTTTGAAGATGCACAAACTGAAACTTTAAGTGAATTACCTAAAGCGCCTGGGAATCTTGATATCCAAGACCCTACAGTTCCTGCCTCTGAACCATCTTTAAAATCATTTACATAACTATCAGAATTTTTAAGTATTGTTGATGAATTCCCACTAGCATTTGCACTGTAGCAACCTGTAGTGTGAAGTCTAACTATGTCTAATGAAGACCCATATCTTAAAAAAGATTCTGCTGAATAAAAGTCTTCAGCCCCAGCGTCTGAGTCTGCTGGTTTGTAGAACTCATCAACTAATTGTTGTCCGTCTGAAACTGTTTTTACTTCATCAACAGGTCCCCATTGAAACATACCAGCGAAAGCACCCCTTGTTGAGGATACTGCTGGAACAACATTCGATAGGTCAATTTCGCTGACCTGAACGCCTGGTGAAACTTGAAATGCCATACTTTTCTCCTGTTAATGTAAAAGTTGTTTACTAACTTATTTATAAGTTTATTATTTCTAACAACTCATTTTTCTACGAACCATCTGTCTCCACCTGAAACAAATGACTCATCTTCTTCTTGTTGTCCGAATACACCTGGTGGCAACATATCGTCTTCAATTAACTTCTGTTGTTCTGAATACAATAAGTTTTTAACCTGTGTATCGGTCAAGTTTACAAAATAATCTGTTGTCACAAACCATGAAAATAAGATACAATTCATTACCATGTCGTCATGATAACCTCTATCTGCTTCAAACGATGACCCTTTATTTACGAATGTCATCATTTCAGTTATCGTTGCACGGTCTATTACTGATAATCTATTCTCTTCTAATAACTCTTTTAGTGTTGAACAACCTATTCTTTTGATTTTTCTACTCATGGTAATACCGATATCACTAGATTTCGTCATACCTTGCACAAAGACATTCGGATATTCTATGTCATAATGCAATTGAGTAGCGACCATAGAACCTTCTGCATTGTTTTCAATTATAACTAATGCATCGTTATAAGGTCTTACATACTTATTTATAATATCCGGAAATAGCATGGGGCTAATCATGTTATCTCTGTATGTACAAATTTGTTTAAATGGTTTAGAAGTCACATCGAAGATACTGAAAGTCGAGTAGTCCATACCTCTACCTTGCGATACATCGACTGTACAGACATAATGATGGTCTTTGATAGGTCTTTCATACACATTTAGATTATCTCTATGCCATTCAGGTTCCCATGCTTTCATGCCTAATAATGTGTCAGCATTAATCAGTGTATTACCTGTTCCTAAGAAACTGTTACCATACTCTTGTTCAAATTGTGCCTCAGATGTGTTTGCAATGGTCATCTTCTTCCATTCGTCATCACGACCTGGCACATCAAACCAGTTAATTAAAAAACTTTTATATTCTGATTGGTCATGAACTGCTGATTCATATATCTTATGAAACATATTACCCACACCATTTGCAGTAGATGTAATAATAACTTTAGAATCTTTACCAGATGTGATTACAGGATATGTAGCAGTATAGAATGTTTCTGCATCTTCTACGAATGCAAACTCATCAAGGTACAACATGTTAATTGACATACCACGAATCGATGATGACGATGTAGCGGCGGCGACTATCTTACTATCGTTTCCGAATTCGATATTACCTTTGTTTAATATTTTAACACCTGGTTGTAAAAAGAAAGGTACAGTTTCTAACATAGTGACGATACGAGATATCATCTCTCTTGCGATTGCACCCTTGTTAGCAAGAATTGCTACAGTGACCTCTGGTGTAAATAGTAAATACCATAAGAGATAAGCACAAGAGGTAATTGATTTACCTGACTGACGAGCAGCGAGAACAACACTAAATCTATTATTATTATAGTGATTGATTAGATTTTCTTGGTACCCACGAAGTTCAAAAGGAACTAAACCTTCATCAAGTGAGATAATCTGAGTATAGTTTTCAATGAAATGTGTAGGATTCTCAGAACACTTCTGATATTCTTTTAGTTCTTCTTCTGTATAAGAGGTTTCTATACCTGCTCTTTTGACCAGATTGTTACCTAGATAACCCTCGTTTTTAGGTTGTACCATAATCTATTTGTTCTTTTTCAGAAACTTTTGTAATTCTGATGTCGACCCAACATATAAGTGATTGTGTTGAGTTCCGACTTTTTGTTCTTCGCCTTCTAACTTCTTTAATTTACTTTGTAAGTCTATGAGTTTCTCTGCTGTTTCTCCAACCGTTTTGATAAGTTGTCCTGCAACTTCATAGGCTCTCGGGTGTTCAGTTTCTTTGGATAGTTCTAAGATTCCATCGATTGCATCTTGCCCTCGTTCTACGAGATTATAGAGATTCTCACGAGCATATCGATAGTCTGTTTCGATGTTTTCGCCTCTTTCAGGCAACTTGACTACTTCTGTTTTTTGTTTAATGTCTGACTCTATATCCAATAAGTCATCAAGTTTTGTATCTATTTCATTTGACATAATTAACTATTATTTTCTTCACTATAGTTGAATACTGCTTCATCATCGTAGAATGTCACATTTTCTGCAACTACGAAACTGTCGCCTGGGTCAACTGAACCCACAAATTTGAGTGTAGTATTATTAGGTATGGTTATAGCATTACTTAATGATAGTGATAATCTATCCTCTGGTATACTACTAACTGTTGGGTTAGGTGTCACACCTGTATTAAATACTTCATCTCCCTCACTTATCTTAGTATTTATCGCACTCTTAAAGGTCACTGTTGTAGAGTTGTTAACTGCATTTGCAAAAGCATCAAAGGCGGGTTCATAGTGTTTAACTTCTTTTACTAGACCTGCATTATTGATTTGTGTAGATGTAAATGAACCGTTTCCAGCAGAAACATAGTCTCTCTCAACAACATTCTTAATGAGATTACCTGTATAGATTGGTCCAAAGAAATATGTCTTCATTTGAAAATCTAAGGTGTATTCTATAATTCTTCTATCTTCAAACCCACCTTCGTAATCATCTGACATAGAAACTGATTGTAAAACAATCGGAACATCTCTATGGTCAGGCATACTATCTACAATTTTCATTGTGACTGTATATTCAGGTTGAAAGTAAGGTAAAATTTGTTCGACTATTTGTAATGCCTCACTCATATTCTTTGTGAGTATTGATAATGTAAAGTTTAAATTGTATGGTGCAGGTGCGTATTGAAACCCTCTACTACCATCTGTTTCGTATTGATTCTTAACTGAACGAATCAATTTGTTTTGTTGTCTTTGTGCATCGTATTCAAAACCTGTAATCTCAAATGCCATACGAGGTAATGATATTGCACTTCTATTGTTATCGTTTAAATCAGGTTCTTCTTGTAATCTTTCTAAAAACTTTTGTGCAGGTCCATAAGAAATAGGAACGATACCTGCTGTTAATACAGTGCCGTCTGCTTTAACTCTTTTGTATTGTATATTATTAAATAATGTACCAAAGACTGATACACATCTCTTAATAGTTTCGTTGTAAAAATATGTACCGAACATTATGGTTCACCAAATGGATTGATTTCTGATAAGTCTAAGTAATCAGAATCTTTGTTTTCAAACTCTAAGTTATCTGCCATTGCATCATTTTCAAATGTTAATACACTATCAATAGAGTTAATTGTAAATTCTGCTGTTGATTCAGCACCTATTAACACATCGTTAACTGCAAGTGTTGTTGTATTATCTTTGATGGTAAGTTTGTTATTACTATCGTTCCAAGATACTACTTCGCCAACCACATTACTATTGAACGATATATTTTCATTAGCAATATAGTCTATGTTATTTCCATTCGTCATGGTCATTGATATAGTATATGCCTGTTCGTCTTCAATAAGGTCGATATCACCGATACCTGTATCAAAGTCCTCTTGACTGTATTCAAATAATTCTGTTCTAAGTTTAAACACAAAGAGTTTACCAACTTGATAGAATGGGTCTTCGTGTTCTACAAATTTGATTTCGAACATTGAACCTGATAATGGAAAATATATCAAGTCTCCTTCGTTTGGTCTGAATGAAGTTGCAAGATTAGAATCTAATGATATGAATCTCTCCCAACTTCTAAGTGATATAATAAATGTCGCCTGGTCTCTTACTTGAACACCAAACTTAGACATAAGGTCTCCTTCACCTTCGAAACCATCTGTATTTTCTAAATACATTTCAACCTGATAAGCATCACCGAAACGAGATTGCACATCTTCATTTAAGATGCTATCTTCTTCTACAACCTCTCTAGGGAGATAGTATACTTCGTGTCCGTAGATTCTAAGAGACTCTACAACTAAATCTTCGTATAGTTGTTGCTCTGTAGAAACTGCGTGGTTGAAAAAAACATTTGTTGGCATATCACTTTATCCAATCATGTCCATTGGCAACATGTCATGATTTAGTCTTGACTCTTCTTCGAGTCTTTGTATTTCTTCTTGAGCTTCTTGTTTTATCTGTTGACCATCTAGTGTCACACCACCTGGTAATGCGATACCTTGAAACTTAGATAAGTTTTCACCCCACTGATATTTACATAATGCAGTTGCATATTTCTTCAACCACATATCATTGTAGATATCTGTAAAGTCGTTAGGGTCTACTTTTCTATAACACTCTATGATTAAGAATTCGTTGTCTTCTATAGCGGCGAAATCCATATCTAAGTATAATCTGTTCATATGTTGATTATATCTTATCGGTGTTCTTCCTACTAGAATGTTATCTAATAACTGTATATGTTGTTGCACTTGTTCGTAATACAATACATTAGTTGCAGTTAAGTCATATAAATCATTCAGTCTTAGTTGATATCTAAGGTCAAACATGTTTAGATTATGTTTATCATTGAATGGGAATATGTTTAGGACAGACATAACAAACTCAGGTAGAACGATATAGTTCTGTTGTTGTTTGAATGCTTCGTCTGTATAAGCGTGTGGTCCTGCTGAATTCTCAACGAAGTCTTCGTTAGTCTTCATAGCATTTTTCTTAGTATTCGTCATTTGATGTTTTAGATACATTTTGACGGTACCATCGTAATGATAGTTGTGAAAATACTGCAATGCCTCGTCTATTCTATCATCAAATTGGTCATCATCGACATTGATTTCAAGGACAGGCGCACCAAGTTTTCTTTTGATGTATTCTTTTAAGGTGTCTTTACTGTTTGGGGCTGCCATAGTTTGTATTCCATTTTAATATGATATACAACTATTTATATGAATTTTAATCTTGGAAATAAGTTTTAGTTTGAATGCGGTCTAGTTTCTCGTCAATTCTTTCGATAGAATCCATTATTCGTTGAAATGTAATATCCATTGATTGTCTAGTGACATAATCTCTAGCGATTTCTTCTCTTGTCTTATTGACTAATATATCAAGTCTTCTTTGTTCTGCCAAGAGAGAACGAACCAGAAAACCTGCTGGAACAATTACGAGTGTGATTATTATGTCCCATAGAATATGGGGGTCTACAGTTAAACTTTCCATACTACTATTTAGAATATATTACTCGTTAATTGCAAGATTTCCGTATTCGTCTTTGATTTTATATGATAAACTGTAGTTATGATTCTCTTCATTTCTATCGCCATCGAAGTCTAAATTGAAAGAAATACTATATCTATCTTTCTGAGTAGGATTTGGTTCGACCATATGCATTAGACCACTCGGAAACATTATTAAAAAACCTGTTTTGGGTTCAACACTATAAGATTCTCTTACAGCAGATTGACTTCTAGGAACATTTCCGACAAACTTATAATCAGTATCTACTGCTACAAAATGACCTTCATCACCATCGCTGTGTATGTAGAAAGCACCTGAATACATACATCCATTATGTAAATGTGGTTTGTTCCATGCCATATTATCATTAATGTTCGCCCAAGCATTATGAAAATTGACTGTTGTATTCTTCATACCCAATGTTGGGGCAATCTCTTCTCTGACCTTTTTCTTAATTTGTCTAATACATTTTTGAAAGATAGGATTATCATCAACTCTATCGTTTGATTGCCAACCTGTATAAGCATTTGACACATTACGACCTACAGGGTCTCTTCTTCTCATAGCGTCCATTTCTTCTCTAAGTAATCCAAAATATTCAGGTGTCATCAATTCGTTGCTATCTTCTCCTAGAAAATCCCATTCGAAGACATATGTTGGAAATAATTTTTTAACTGTCATCATCTTCCCCTTTGTGAAATGGACATTCAGGTGGCGGTCCATCTTCTTTAAACATCTTACCCTTTTCTTGCCAATAACCTTCGTTTCTATATGGACCTAATGTTGGGTTTGCTCTTTCCGTTGACATGTCATATTTTGTTCTACCCCATTCGTCCATTGTTGAATATCCATGTTCGTTTGTAAGGTGACTACGACTAGTCTGCCAACTTTCTTCTGTCATGCATTGATATGATGCGACCCAATTTTCTCTTTTATAAGGTATAATCTGAACTAAAGGTGTTCCTTTTTTAATTATAAAATCTTTACTATGTCTTGGGTAAAGAATGATTTGAGAGTTATCATAGTTTGTTTGAAAAGTATCTGTATCTATGATACCTTGCCATACTGCAAAGTGTTCGTTCTGAAATAAAAATGGGTCGAGATATAAGGTTGAATAACCTGGTGGCGTTTTGATATTCCAGGCACTTCTCATTTTGAATGCATCTCTTACAGGTGATTCAGAATCAGGTAAGTATTGAAATGAATGATAGAATTGTTCTGATGGGTGAGATGGTGAATGATATACAGGAAAACCAGCTGCATGTGGACCTTCACCTTCTTCTGGTAGACCTTTTCTTCTTCTTTTTTGATAATCCCATTCGGGGTCCTGTGTAAAAGATATCTTACTATTCTTATCTTCTTTATCTGAACCAAAACATACTTCCATATCTCTATTTGCAAGTATATACCAACCAGACTTCAACCAATCGTCCATAGCTGGGCAGGCACGAATTGTTTGTATGTGACGACCTCTAACAGTGTTCCAAACCTTTGCTGATTTCCACCAATCAGGTGCATATGTCTTTGCTAAAACAGGTTTGAAATCTCTTAACGAGTCTTCATTAAATGTTGTAAAATCTATCGTTGGCATTAAACATTTCCTCCTCGTCTACTAGTTGAACTTCGTCTCCTCTCAATACAATAGACCTTCTGTCCATATATCTTGCTTTACTATTAGGGGCATCTGCACCATGGGGTATTCTACCGTCAAACATTATAAGTCTATTCGGAACAAACTCAACACTTCCGATTTGATGATTCTTTATATGTTCTTCACGACCCATACGACCATGTTGTGGAACATCATCATAAAATCTTAAATCACCACCCCATTCTTCATTCCAATAACTATTGTAATAATATAGAAATGATAAATTCCATTCATCATCTTTTTGGCAATCTGCATGAGTTGTGCCTTCTAGACCTTGGGTTTGACTATTCGTACCCATATACTGAAATCTTTTCCATTTGAACCCAAAGTCGGTGCATACTCTTCTATTGAACCATCTAAACAATGCGCCTGATGATTCAGTCCAACCTGCATCATAATCTAAGTATCCATTACCATGTTCATCTGCTCTTAGAATAGATGTTCCCCAAAAACTATGGTGAGGTAAACCTGTTTTATGTTGTGAGTTTACTTGATTTGTTTTTGCCCATGTGGATGATTGAGTTAATTGTTTATCTATAAATTTCCAAAGAGAATTTTCTAAGTAATTATCGAATACATAAACTCTATCTAAAGGTAATTCTTTTACATTGAAAGGACTATCTCTATGTTCTATCTTTATAGGTTCTTTTCTTAATCTTTCAGATGTATCTGGCATAAACTTTATATCTTTTAAATCAACTTTACCGTAATACAAGTCTTCATAATATAGAATATCTTTATTTAAGATAGAAGAAATTGTATTTACTTGTTTAGTAAACTTATTTATCCATGATTCATACTCTTCTTTTGTATCTTTAGGATTCTCTTTTTCGAACATAGAATCATCCCATTGATAACTACTATGAGCAGATTCTTTTGGATATTCATAGAGAGAATAAACAGACCTTAATTGTTCTTCTTTATCCTTTCTATCTAATACATAAACTCTATCAAAGTTTTTAGAGTATTTGACAATCTCTTTTATGTCTGTAAATGGTGCATGTGTTAAAATTTTAACAACAACATTATTTTTATTTGTTGCACCTAAGTTATTATACTTAGGTTCATGTATGTAATCTAAATTGTGATTGTTTGCAATCGACTCGGCGAAATAAGTTCCACCACACCTAATGGTAGCAATTACAAGAATTCTCATTTAGTTTGTTTGTGCTTTTCTAGGTACAGGTATTTGTGAACTATATTCTTCAAAAGATTTTAAAGTATCTTCTCTTGTTTGTCTTATTTCGTTCATCACATTAACATATACATTCCAGACAGCATCGATATATTCCATAACTCTTCTTGCATCTGACCTGTAAGGGTGATTTGAACCTTCACGACCTGCCATTAGAACTTCGACTTCATGTGCGAATCCATATGAATTACACATTTCTATTATATACTGCTTCGTTTGATTGTTCAAGTCTTCACTGTATTGACCGTTAAGACTTATATTATCAGGTGGAACTGAGTTTTCAATATACGATTCAACAGCATCAATTTCTTGTTCATTCAAAGCAATTTGTTGTTGTTCTTCGAAAGGTTTGTTATCTTCCCATTCTAAAATCTTACATTCAATATCATCATAGATTAATACATCATAATGAAACCCTAATTCAGGTTTATCTGTATTCTCAAATGTGTATTGTAGTCCGTTTGGTTTTCTGATAGTGAGATTTCCGTTCTCACAATAAATTAACATATTCATAATCACTCCATTATATCATTTTGTTTTTTGTAATTCAACCACTTATTATACAATCTTTCGTACTCGTCAAGTTTGTCAATGTTAGTTGTGTCCATGTTATCAATCCATGGACCGCCTCTTGTATAATGTATAGCAGATGGACGCCAACTTGATTCGTCTGTATCATATCCTTCTGTAAATATATAGTGTTGAGGAATATCAGATATTTTATCTGTCCATTCAAATTGATGTAGATACTTTCCTGTTTGTGTATTAACTACATCTGGTGTTAATCTTTTACAATCTTCATGACCATTATTGAATATCATCAACGAAGACCATAACTTTTTGGGATAGTTTACATTCTTTTCGCCATCAAATTTTGTATCGTTATGTTTTTCAAAGTCATATTTTATACATGCAACTGCATCGTCTGGATTTAAGAAATAGAACATTGGTAGTATACTCTTGGTAAAAAGTATATCATCATCTAAGAAAATACTAAACCCTTTGTAGTTTTCTAGGTGTGGTATTAAGAAACGACTGTATGTAAACTCTGTTGATTGTTGGGCATACTCTCTAGTATATTCTGGTATCTTTGATACATCTAAGAATTTGATTTCAGGTATCCAATGTTTCATTGTGCCGTGAACATCACCGCCACCGAAACCTTGTTGAATAGTTTTCAACATTGTCCATGCGTTCAGTTCTGCAATTTCTTTGTGACGAGAATCATAACCAATGTAGATGTTTATTCTTTTACCTTGTGCCATTTTTGCGATTCTTTCATTGAATTCATAGACATCACTTCTAAAAGTTAATTGTTGTAGTTCAGTAGATATCTCCATATAACCATGAGTATAACCAAAAGAGACATTCTTTTTACCCATATCTCTTTGACCCATTTTTGGGTGATTAGATAAATCAGATAGTAATGTATGTAAAGTATATTCAGGTATCCAATCAAATAAATTATAATCGTCCCATATCCACATTTGTAAAGATTCATCATCGAGACATTCGAATACAGGTGACCTTACAGAACCTGGGTGTATTGATAGTTTATACTTATCATCATGTGCTGGTGCTACAACACCTTGAATAGGATTCCAAAGACCATCTCTTCTAATACTATCTACTAACCAATGTGCTTTAGCATCATGATAGTATACTGAATCTAAATTGCCTTTTTTACCTTCATCAGGTTCATAATCTACATCATCAAATTTTACATGATTACAAATATTTTCATATTCGCCATTGATGTTTATGAAATCCATACCCGATTTACCAGGTGCTGGAAATTCAGGTTTAGCAGTCCAACCTAGGGGTAGAAAATAATGATAACCGAATGCTTGAGATTGTAGTTGATTCCAACCTATGAGTTTGCCTTCTTTTTGAAGTTTTGAAACATCACCCCATGTCACCTTTTTGAGTTTGGGTAATCTGTTTTCATACAACCATGAAACATTTTTCCATGTTGTAGATTGCTCCCAATCTTCACTAAGATTCATCGAACCGATGTGTTTATAGAAATGTTTTTCTTTCCAGTCTTCTCTGTCTTCGCTAAAAAGTTTTAGAATAATATCGTGGTCTATCTGTTGCATAATATAAAAATAGTTATTAGTTAACTATATTTATGACGACACTGGAGTACCTGGCCAATTTTGATTCAAATCACCATCCCAACGGATTACTGGTGTTCTTCCTTGTGTTGCATATGTAAACGGACTTCTATGTTGATAGGTAAACGGTGTTTGACCTTGTCTTGCATATGTGAAAGGAGACCTGTGTTGATATGTAAACGGTGTCTGACCTTGTGTTGCATATGTCGATGGACTTCTATGTTGATATGTAAATGGAACTCTATAACTTACAGGGTCCCTATATGTAAACGGAGACCTGTGTTGATATGTAAACGGTGACCTATGATTGTAAGTAAACGGAGACCTATGTTGATAAGTCGATGGTTGCCTTGCATCTCTAATATTAGGTTGTTGAGCATTTACAGGATGCTGATAACCAGCGGGCTGTTGTGCGTTTCTAATATTAGGTTCTTGAGCATTTACAGGATTCTGATATTTTGCAGGTGTTTGTCTGTTTCTAATATTAGGTTCTTGAGCATTAACAGGTAATCTGTAACCAGCAGGTTGTTGTGCTGACCTGATATTCGGTTCTTGAGCGTTAACAGGTAATCTGTAACCAGCAGGTTGTTGTGCTGACCTGATATTCGGTTCTTGAGCAGAAACAGGCACACGATATCCTCTTGGAGTTTGTGCGCTTCTAATATTAGGTTCTTGACCATTCGCAATATAAGGTGATTGGAATGTAAACGGTGATTGAAATGTCACAGGTTGTTGAGCACTTACAGGGTTTCTGTAAGTGAAAGGTGACCTGTATGTATTCGGTTGCTGAGCATTAGCGATATAAGGAACTCTATATGTAAACGGTGACCTGTATGCTACAGGTTGTCTTGCGTTAGCAATGTAAGGAACTCTATATGTGAATGGTGCCCTAAATGTAAATGGGTTTTGACCAACTGCAATGTAGGGTGATTGTATATTTGACATATTACTCTCTCATACTCCTATTTCGGTAGAAACCCAAAACCAGGGTCTAGTGGGTCTTTGTTTTGGTTAAACTCATACTGTGAATATATTGGGTTATAGTAGTTATGCACTAAAACTCCGTTCACAAAGAATGTACCTGTATTAGCAATCGCTGATAAGTTATACACTACCATTTCATCATTTTCTTCTATTTTTTCTATTACTACTTCTTCTGATTCTTTACCGTATAGAACTGCATCAGTCATAGTGAATATTCTAGTTCCTACTTCTAATGTATGTGTCATATCATTCGACAACCATTCGTGTCTTTCTACAGTTAATTCAGGATTTAAAGCACCCCAACCTTCGACACCTGCAATTTTAATTGGGTGGTCATCTGATGTTTGTAATACTCTACCATCTGACAAGTGAATATCCCATACTGAAATAACTCTTGGTTTCATACAGTATTCGACAGCATTGATTTCCAATGTATTGAGTTCTTCGTTCCAAGTCCAAACATTTTGCCCAACTTCGATAGTTTCGATAGCAACATGTGAACCATCTGCCAACCAGACCATTGAACCAGCAGGGAAACAACCGAAACCGCCGCCTCCTGGAGGGGGTGGTAAATATATGGGTTGTCTTGCCTGATATGTGATAGGTTGTCTTGCACTGTTCGGTTGCTGAGCGTTTGCAGGATATCTAGCACTATATGTAAACGGTGATTGGAATGTCACAGGTTGTTGAGCGTTTGCAGGATATCTAGCACTGTATGTAAACGGCGACCTAAATGCAACTGGTTGTTGTGCTGATACAGGGTTTCTGTATGTAAATGGTGACCTGTATGCAACTGGTTGTCTTGCATTATTCGGTTGTCTAGACTGATAAGTGAAAGGCGACCTGTGATTGTAAGTAAACGGCATATTATAACCAACAGGGTTTCGGTATGTAAACGGAGACCTGTGACTATAAGTGAATGGCACTCTATATGACCTTGGGTCTCTATATGTAAACGGAGACCTATGTTGATATGTAAACGGAACCCTATATGACCTTGGGTCTCTATATGTAGATGGAGACCTATGATTATAAGTCGAAGGCACTCTATAATCTACAGGGTTTCTGTATGTAAACGGAGACCTATGTTGATATGTAAATGGGTTTCTATATGCCCTTGGGTCTCTATATGTAAAAGGTGACCTGTGTTGATATGTAAACGGTGTTTGAGCGTTTCTAATATTAGGTTCTTGTGCTGACCTTATGTTCGGTTCTTGAGCGCTTCTAATATTAGGTTCTTGAGCATTTACAGGATTCTGATATATCGCAGGTTGTTGAGCGTTTCTAATAAATGGATTTTGTGCATTCGCAATATAAGGATAAGGTTGCTGAGCATCTCTGATATTAGGTTCTTGGGCATTTGCAATATAAGGATAAGGTTGTTGAGCATCTCTAATATTAGGCTCTTGGGCGTTTGCGATGTAAGGATACGGTTGTTGAACCGATTCTTGACCAGAAGCATTATTCCAACCAGTAGGCGTCTTCACATAGATTTGGTCGACTGCCTTCCAAGTTGATGTTCCTGTTTTTACCCATGCCCCTTGCGTTGAATTCCAACCTGTGGGTGTTTTTACCTTCTGTGAGCCTGTTGCCATTTATAATTTTCCCAAAGTATATACTCTATTTATTAAGAGTATAAAATCCACATATCACCAACTGCACCGTCTGAACCAGTTGGAGCAGAAGTTGATTGATACACATTTCTTGCTGTACCGCCACTATTTGTTGCGTTAGTCACTGTTAAAGCACCTGTATTGACAGCAGCGTGTGTCAATGATAAAGCGCCTGTTGATGAACCTGTTGCAGTTGTTGAAGCGAACATAAATGCACTTGCACTATCGTCCCAACCCATAAACACATTAGACTCATCTCCTCTTTCAATAACAATACCAGCATCGTTAGAAGGAGAACCTGTAGTTCCTGTTCCTAATTCTAACAATGAATCTTCGATTGTTGTATTTGTAGAAGATACAGTTGTTGTTGAACCATTAACTGTTAAATCACCTGATATAACTGCATTGTTAAAGGTCACATTGTCTGATGTGCCAACTGCCTGACCGATACTGAATTGACCACTTGAATATGATACACCAGTACCTGCACTTAAATGAGCTCTAACTTCACTTGCACTAGGTCCTGTATAAGTTATAACACCTGTTGAACTGTTATAAGCAAGAGAACCGTCGCCACCTGAATCTGTGACTGAGATTGCATCTCTAGCATCTGAATCTCCGTATTGAGCAGTACCACCAATTGTTAAAGTGTTAGCGGCGTCATCATATGATAATGTGATACCTGTACCTGCTGCCAATAAAGCATTAACTCTATCATCTACTCTTTCATTTGTAAAGTATAAGTTTGAACCTTCTGTTAAACTTCCTGTATTTGGTAATACAGCATTGACTCTAGCATCTGCTCTTGCGTTAGTGAAATAAAGATTTGTACCTTCTGCTAAATCAGAAGTCGTGTTATTCGACAAGTTATCTTCTGTAGCAGAAATTGTCAAAGTTCCGTTTACATCGTCATACGATAATGAAACATTTGAACCTGCTGTTAGTAAGTTTGAAACTCTATCATCAACTCTCTCGTCTGTATAAAATAGATTTCCATTTTCTGCAAAGTCGCCTGTGTCTAAAGTTATAGAAGCACCTAATGCTACTGTATTTGAATTGACTGTGACTGAACTATTTGCTAATTGTGAATTTAAAATACCACCTGATAGTTTAGATTGGTCGATAGAACCCGCCAACATTGCATTTGTGATACCACCTGCTTTTACTTGCAGGTTATCTGAATCTATTTCGATTGAACTAGCGTCTACTCCGACTGATAGAACACCTGATGAGTATCCTAATCCATCGCCAGCAACTGATGATGACAATGCGATGTCATTTGCATTAGCAGTGATACCGTCACCACCTATAACATTTAATGTGACATCACCTGATGTGCCGCCTCCTGTTAAACCAGAACCTGCGACTACACTTTCTATGTCACCAGCATCGTTAGTGAATGAGATTACACCAGTTGTGGAGTTATAGGACAAATCTCCACTTGCTGATATAGCAGCTCTTGCTCTTGCATCAGTATAGTATAAGTTTGTTGAACCTTCTGAAAGGTCATCTGTATCGTTGTTTGAAAGGTTATCTTCTGTAGCAGCGATTGTTAAAGTACCAGCGGCGTCATCATATGTTGTTGTGATGTTTGAACCTGCTGTGATTAAAGCATTAACTCTATCGTCTACTCTTTCGTCTGTAAAATATTTGTTTGAACCTTCTGTTAAATCTGAGGTACTAAATGCACCCATGTTAACTGCGATGTCGTCTGCGTTTACAGTAATACCGTTACCTGCACCGACATTCAGTGTTGCATCTCCTGATGTTGCAGTTCCTGTTAGACCTGCACCAGCATTTACTCCTGTGATATCTCCGACATTACCTGTGATTGTTAGCGTACCAGCAGAGTCATCATATGATAATGATATTCCTGCACCCGCTGTTAGTAATGCATCTACTCTATCATCAATCGCCTCATTTACAGCGGCGCCTTGAATGATACCTGAAGAATCAATAACTTCGGTAGAACCTACAGTAAGACCATTTTTAATTATAAAATTCTTACTTGACATTAGATAGTACCTCCGTCAATTGTAGCATTCGCTAGTCTCGTATCAAAAGATGTGTTGAATCTTGATGTTGTGAAATATTGGTTAGTCGAACCTTCTGATAAATCATCTGTATCTAACTCTGAAATTGCACTAGCAACGAGTTTTCCTGCTGATGTGATTATTTCTGTTGAACCGACTGTTAACCCATACTCTATTACAAATGTGTTTTGTGTTGCCATTATTGTGTCCTATTAATAGTTTAGTGTTAACTTAACACCTTTATTTAGTAATCATGTACCTTTAAAAGTGTACATATCAGACATCTATGAGTATTTTTTTGAAACTTATTTTTGTAGAATTAGTAGATGCAGGGGTGACTCTTAATCTGACACTCCCACTCGATACATCTGTAGAGAAAGTGGCGAGTTCTGAACTACCACCTTGAAGAACTGTACCGAATTGAGACATTGAACTTGAAGAACCATCGTGTATTAAATGTATCTCTGTAGTCTGATATACACCTGATGTCGAATCTGACAATGTTATTGTATATTTTCCACCTCTTGAAGATGATACAGTAAATGTATCTAAATCTGTTATTGAGGTAGATGTTGTTGTGATTGTTCCACTCTCTAATCCTGAAGCGTCTTGAAATGAAAGCGTGCCACTTCCATTAGTTGTTAGTACTTGTCCGTTTGTTCCGTCTGAGGTTGGATAAGTCATACTAGCGCCAGTTAATGAATTTGTCGCTGTAATTGTAGTTGCAGTTAAGTCACCGACTTGTAAATCTGCAAGAGTATATCCTGAACCTGATGTGTTTACAGATGTAGAAGGTTCTACTTCTAGACCTTCAAATAATTTCCATGTTGAGTCTGTTGCATCTCTGAATAATCCTGTATATTCTGATGCACCGCCATCTGATAAACCATCATTGTAATTTCCGTAAATACCAATGTCTATTATATCTGCACTCGTATTTGAATTTGCGAGTTCAAGCATTGAGTCTTCAACACTTGTTGTTGACGAATTTACTGTGACTGTAGTACCTGTGACTGTTAAATCACCAGCAACAGTCAAGTCTCCATCAACTTGGGTGTTGAGAGCAGATTGTAATCCTAAGTCTGCAAAAAATTTTACTTTTGATGCCATGATAACTATTTATGCGATTTGAAAGTGCCAAAAAAAAGGGGACTCGAAAGTCCCCTAAAAGAATATCTTTTATAATTAAGCGTCTATCAGTGTTCCTTGATATTTTACGACTGTTGAGTTAGTGCTCGCTGGAGTCACTAACAGTCTTACATTATCCCCACTTATATCAGCGTCAAAAGTTGCTAAAGTTGTATCTTTCAATGTACCATATTGAGTTAATGTCACAGCACTTCCATCATGAACAATCATGATTTCAGTTGAATGGAAATTACTTCCCTCAGACATTGCTACAATATATCGAGCAGCTCTAAATGATGCGTGAGCAAAAGTATCAAGTGCGACTTCGGTAGTTGCGGTATAAGTTGCATCTCCCTTTACTTTATTTAAGTCGGTTGTTCCTTTTGTTATCTCAATTACATCATCAGTGCTATTATAGGACATATGACGAATCAACTCAGCGATTTTAAATGCGTTTGTTATTGGCATATCTTACTCCTATGAATGTCTAATTTGGAATGTATCCACTGTTGTGTTAGTATTAGCAGGTGTAATTAGTAATCTCATATTACCTGAGTCTACATCTGCACTCAATGAGAACAAAGATGATGATGAAAAGACATCACCATATTGTACAAAATAAGCAGAACTGCCATCATTTATCAATAACACTTCAGCGGCGTGTGTACCTGCTGAGGCGTGTGTTGCGTTTATCACAAATTTAATTGCTTTGTTAGCAATTGCATTTGCTGACAACACTTGATTAGATGATGTTGTGGAGAAACTTGATGCAGTATAATAACCTTCTACTAAATTAGCAGCACTGGTTATTGCGACTACTTGTACAGTATCTCCGCTGATTGCATTTTCAGCAAGCGTGACGACTGATGATGAAGTTGCAGTATAATCTGCCCCGCCATCAACTAGTTTAACACCATTTAAGAATACTTGTTCACTTCCAGGTGTGTAAGACAATGTGTTGTTATTGTCATCAGCACCTGATATGGTTGTACCTGTTGAAGTGATTGAGTATGTATAAATGACTATACCAGAACTTGGTTGGTCTGCAAAAGAAAGTGTTCCACTTCCGTTTGTTTGTAAGACCTGTCCTGATGTTCCGTCACTAGTAGGAAAAGTAATAGCATCGTTAATTTGCAAAGAACTTGGGTTAGACCCAATCTCTACTACAGCTGCTGAACCGTCATTCTTCTCGGTATAAAATCTACCGTGATAAGTGTTGACAGCTAATTCACCAAGAGCAAGGTCACCTGTTCCTGGAGTAGCGTTCTGAGTAGAACTTCTTTTAAATTGAATTACTGTTGCCATTTCTTATCTCCTATTGACTAAAAAAATTAATTAAAATGTTCCGCCGTCAATAGCAGTAATTGAAACTGCGCCTGATGATACTGTAAAGTTATCACTTACAAAAGAAGCAATACCTTTATTAGATGTTGTTGCATCTTCACCAGCAACTGTCACTGTTCCGCCTGAGTATGAAACATCCATACCTTCGCCGGCGTCTACGATAACAGCACCTAAGTTAGATTCAGTACCAACTTCAGCGGCAATTGTGATTGCGCCGTCAGCGTTAGTGACATCAATACCTTCACCAGCAGTTAAAGCTGCAAGTTCCATATCTCCGTTAGAACCATTACCGATTAGTAATTGTCCTGCTGTTGGAGCTGCACCGTCTATTGAAGTGATTGAACCACTTAATGCAAGACCAGTACCTTCGATTCCACCGAATACTGCGTTCATCGCTGTACCAGTAAATGTTGAAGAACTATCTGTCGCTGAACTTAATGCAACAAACTTACCTGATGAATCGTCTAAACCAAAGAAACCTACTTTAGCAGAACCATCGTTATACTTAAATTTAATACCTCTGTCTAGGTTGTCATCTGAAGCGTCATCACCGATTTCAAAAACAGGGTCAGCAACTGATGTAGTTGTTGAGTTTACTGTAGTTGTTGTACCGTTAACAGTTAAGTTTCCTGAAACAGTTAAGTTTCCTGAAGCAGAAATGTTAGTTGATGTAATATCATCTGATGTAAGTGTACCGTCAACATCGACATTGTTAAATGTCACATTGTCGGTTGTTCCAACTGACTGACCAATCGCAAAAGTGATTGCTTGGTTTGATGCAGTTGTTGTCACACCTGTTCCACCTGTTAAGGTTAAAGATTGTGAATCTAAATCAACTGCACCTGTTCCACTGTCACCAGCGATATCTAAATCTTGAGCAGTTAATTGTGAATCAACATACGCCTTTACTGATTGTTGTGAAGGAACTTTAACAGCTGAATCAGATGCCATGTTGTCTTCATCAACTAAGAAATCAATCTTGTCGTATGAGATTGAACCTGCTAACATTGAGTTTTCAATTGCGTTAGCAGAAATTGTTAGAGCACCATTAGAAGCTAATGTTGCGTCACCTGAAATTGCGACATTATCAAATGAATCTGAACCGTCATGAACAAGAACATGTCCTGCTGCTGGGCTAGAAATATCTGTATCATCTGCACCTTCAAGTGTTGATGTTGTTGAAACGAATGATAAGTTTCCTGAACCGTCTGTTCCTAAAACTTGTCCGTTTGAACCGTCTGCACTAGGCACTGTAAATGTTATGCTAGAACCTAATGTATCAGCAGCTTTAAGACCTATGAAGTTTGTTCCGTTATCGGAATCTTCCATAAGTTTTAATGTACCACCTGATGATGACCCATTACCGACTAACCAGTCGTTAGGTGTAGCAGATGAACCATCTACGATATCGGTGTAGTATTTACCACCAACTTCGTGAATGACTGCCGCCCCTAATGAGTCTACAGATTCTATGAACAATTTAGCAGAAGCACCTGAATTCGAACGGTCTTGCACATAAGCTAATTCGCCTTCTGACAAGTCTGAGACTGTCGGCGCTGTTGCTCCTGTGCTTCTTTTAATTTGAATTACTGTTGCCATTTTTTTTCTCCTAAAAAATGATTATATGATTAATTAAGCTTAATTCTCTGCACTATTCGAGAAGATTCATAATATATACAGTCCTCTCACTATGAGGGTCGTGTCTCAATGAATGACACCTTGATTGTATGAGTATTTATAAAACTAAAATGTTCCGCCGTCTAAAATAGTTGTGGTTGTCCACTTATCTGATTCGGCATCGTATGAAAGAAGTCCATCATCTGTTTCTGTTGCATCAACATCTGATAACTCATTAATAGATTTAGCAGATAAGTTTACATTAGTAGATGAATTACCTATTGCGACTTGTTTCGCTCTTAAATTTGTTGTGTTAGAAAGTTTACCACCTATTGTAGCAACCCTAGAAACAACTCCCTTGATATTGCTCATCGTGTGACTCCTGGTGTTATGATAGCTTGTCCTTCTACAACTCTTGTTGTCTGACCGCCACCACTTGTTATGTTCATATCATAGACATATCTTCCGTGAGATAGAGCAGATGTTTGTGTATCTGTTAGTGATAATGTGACTTGACCTGTTGATTCTGCGATAGATGTAGAGAATGTAGCAGCAGTTGTAGATGATGAATATGTTTTTCTTATTTGTGCTGAAGCACTATAACCATTCAGGTTTAATATTTCACCATCAGCACCAGTGACATCTACAGTCACACTAAAGTCTGTTCCTTGGTCTATGAATAAGTTTGCGATAATAGCCATACAACTATTTATACGATTTAAGTGTTTAGATTAGGATAAGGTATAGTTTGATGTATTTGTTCTACATCTGTACTATTATTTTTTACATATGCCTTATCAACTTTCTTTACCACACCATCAGCGTCTTTGATGTATATTGCTTTTGCTTCTGCAACCTGCGTAATAGGTCTTTGACTATTATATGTTACCTGATAAGTTGACGGACTTCTGTAAGAATATGCAACTTGATATACAATCTGATAAGGTTGATTCGATTGTGCATTTGCAATATAAGGATTCTGAGCATTAACAGGATTTTGATAAGTGAACGGACTTCTATGTTGATAAGTAGAAGGAGATTGATGTTGATAAGAACCTGCTATTTGAGCATTATAAATTGTAGGTTGTCTATCACTTGCCTGATAAGCGTATGGGTTCTGATAATTTCTGATAAACGGATTCTGTTTATTAGCAACATAAGGAGAAGGAGTTTGTCTATCTCTTATATTAGGTTGTCTATTTGCAAATGGATATCTACCTGATAAAGGCGTTCTATAATTTCTATCAAAAGGAACACCCCCACTAGTTGGTTGTTGATAATCTACAGTTGTTTGATAATCAACATTTGTTAAAGGTATTCTGTAGTTTCTAATATTAGGTTGTTGTCTATTCATATCATAGTTTCTAATTACAGGGTGTCTGTAAGTAGAAGGTGACTGATATGGTTCCTGATTACCATAAGGTTGAATAGCAGGCTGTCTTGTAGTCGCAGGAGTTCTGTGACCATATTGTACAGGCGTAGAAGACTGGAATGATGCCCTAGTATTTACTGTATATTGCTGTGCCATGTTTTAGAAGCCCTCATTGAAAACTGGATTCGTGACACTTGGGTCTAACGGTTGAGATATTTCTTGTCTACTGCTAGTGAATCTATTTATTTCTTGTTGAAGAGGTTCTTGATAGAAAGATTGGAAAGTAGGAGTAAATGGGGTGAACCCACCGCCGCCTCCGCCGCCTCCGCCTGTTGTGACTCTTTGTAATAAATTATTTGTTCTAATTAAGTGATATGGTAAATCATTTGAACTAGAAGTGTTCTGGTCTTCTAATTCTATTTGCACAATTATATCCATAGTTGAACTAGTAGTAAATGTTGATGTATTACCACCTGTCTGTCTTATTGCTGTTGTTTTTACACCCCATGATAATGCTGATGCTGTTTGAGCGCCTGAACCACCTGGATCCGCTGGATATGATATTGTAGAAGCAGTTGCACCATTATTAAAGGTAGAGTTAGCTGAATTAACAGTTTTAGTCATAAAGGCCGAAGCGCCTGTACCAGTACCTGTCCAAATACTACTTGGGTCAGAAGTTCCTACTGATGAACTTATATCGGTACCATAACTGACATTTGTATGTGAATAATCAAACGATGTCACAGGTTGAATACCTGTAACCGTTCCATTAGAACCTGACCAACTTTGTAATATCATGTTTATCTTAAACCCACTACCACTATTTACAATTGATGATGGTAAATCCCAATTTGAAGCAATATACCAACCTGCTGTTGACCCCATAACGGTTGAAGTATCTATCTCATCATAACCGAAATAACTTCCATTTGAATAAGGAGATGAAGTTGCAGTGGGTCCTCTTTTTACCCAAAGATTGAAATAAGGACTGCCGTTAATCCAATTACAATCTAATCTAAATGCAATTTCCACCTGCGAATTATAAGTTGTGACGGTAGATGATTGATGATTATAAAGTCCAAATGCATTCCAAGACATGGGGGCCATAGGACTTTGAGCTCCTGTGACTATACTTGGAACTCTAGTAGCTGCTAATGGACTATTAATACGATTTCTTCCGGCGCCGTAATAATATGTCGTTCCTACATTACCGTTTGCTATAATTACAGGCGTTGGTGATTGTGCAATAACTGGACTTTGTTTATTTCTAATTACAGGATTCTGATAATTTACAGGATTCTGATAATCTCTAGTTCTAATAACAGGATTAGCAATAGAGTTTTGTCTACTTACAGGCGTTCTATGACTATAAGTTTTAGGTATAGTATAAGGACTTCTATGGTCATACGAAGCGGGTTGTTGATGTTGATAAGTACCTGGTTGTTGCACTGTTCCTGGCGAACGAAATGTATAAGGTGATTGATGTTGATAAATCGCTGGACTTTGGAAAGTATAACTTCTTCTAGTAATATAAGGACTCTGATGTTGATATTGACTAGGTATTTGAGTCTGAGCAGTGTATATACTTGGACTCTGATGTTGATAAGTCGCAGGCACAGTACCTATTGCAGGATATGTAAACGGAACCTGATTACTTACTGCGTTTGGTGTTCTATAACTTCTATTAAACGGATGTTGTTTATTTCTAATATTAGGTTGCTGAGCATTTACAGGGTCACGATAGGTGCTCGGTTGTCTATTTTGATAAGTGCTAGGAACTTGTAGAATTCTAGGTTGTCTTCTATTCTGCTGAGCGATTATAGGGTTTTGAGCATTAACTGTTGACCTTGCTATGTAAGGTTGATTAAAGTTCCCTAAATTGTGTTTAATGTATATTTTATCTGCCATATCATATCACAAACCATATATGTCCGATTTCTTTACCTGTACCGGATGGTGTTCCTGATAGAGAAGACGAACTTACAACTTCATAATCTAATTCTACATCATCGCCATCCAATTTGATTCCGTTTGATGTGTTGACTGACAAGGTAGCAACACCATCTAATGGGTCGCCTCCATTGCCTGCATTGTAAGACTTAGCAAGACCTGAACCAGCAGATATCATTGCATTTACTCTATCGTCTGTCAAGTATTTATTAGTTGTTTCAGTAATACTTCCTGACGATGTAGCATTGTCTTGAACTTCGAATCTATTGTTTGAAGCGTTCCAAGCAAGTATCTGACCTGCATTTGGTGTTCCTAATGTATGAACATCTGATAAATCTTCGATACTAGCGGCAGCAATTCTAGCGTCTGCTCTTGCGTTAGTATAGTAGAGATTGTTTCCTTCTGCTAAATCTGTAGTATCATGATTGTTTAAGTTAGCGGCCTGTGTTGCAGTTCCAGAAACATTACCAGTTAAATCACCTGTGACATCTCCGACAACATTACCTGTTAAGTTTCCTGTAAAGTCACTTGCATATACATTCTGCCAAGGTAAAGTACTTGAACCTAAATTTCTTGATGTATTGTTAGGAACAATATGCGAATCTACACGACCTGACATTGTGATAGTATCAGAAGTTGCATTTCCTAAGTCTACATTACCTGTAAAGGTTGCGTTTGTACCTGATACATTTCCATTTGATGTCAAACTACCGACAGTAGCAGAACCTGTGACTGTTATGTCACCACCAAATGTTCCATCACCACCAAATGTTGCGTCATCGCCTACTTGTAAATCGTCTGTTGTGTAGATGTGTTCTGCTTGAACTGTTCCTGATGCAGTGATGTTTGTAGCGCCTGAGATAGCACCTGACTGTATTGTCATAGTACCATCAGTGATTATAGGTGCTGTTAATGTTTTGTTAGCAGCGAGCGTTATATCGTCTTCTGCAAATGTTCGACCTGCAAGTTGTAAAGTATAACCTGATTCTAAGAGAGTTGTTGCCCCTAAGTTAGAACCGTTTAGAATTACACCTGCCGAGTTAGAGTTATAAATTGCATTCTCTGGTGTTTGGTTAAAGAATGATGATAACTCAGTGTTGATACTTGTTCCAATAAATGAACCTGTGAACGAATAGATGAATAGTTTATCACCTGTGTTTGTACCACCTACATAAGGTCCTTGTAAGATAATTTCTGTATGAGCACCTGTTCCTGTCGGCGAAGATATAATAAAGTCTGTATCTTCAATTAAGTGTTTATCATTTAAAAATACTTGAATCTTGTCTTTTCTGAATAGTAAATCGTTTTCGAATGAATCAACACCTGTAAAACTAACTTTACCATTCATATTATGTTCAGGTGCTGAATAGACATACTCTTGGAAAAAGAATGCTTTATCTTCTAAGTAGTTTACTGCATCTACAAGTGTATCATTATTGCCTGATTTTAATGATGTTCGAAGACCAGAGACATCACCGACATCAAATGCTAGGTCGTTATAAGTCTTTCTAAACTCTTCTATCGTTGAAAAATTGTCTACTGTTTTTGCCATTATACTTTCTCTATTAACTCTTTCATGAGTGATTTGATTTCAGTTATCTCTTCCCTTAAACTATTTATTTCATTCTTCTGCATTTGCATCACTTCTCTTCTTCTCTTTACTAATTTATAGTGTTCAGTATTGATATTAACAATAGCATGACTTTCATCATCTCTCATTAAATCAATATGACCTTCTACTCTACTCATTATGCGAGAGCGATACATCTAAGTGCTGACACTAGAGGTACAATTGATGTATTGTCTGATTGACTTACAATCTTAACAACAAATCCTGTGAACTCTGGTAGACCGTCAGCAGTGTATTCATATTCCTTAAAGTTTCTTGCATCTTGTTCGATTGCAACATCTGGACCACCTGTTGTATTAAAGTATTCAAACCCTAAATCATCAATAGGTGTTGTTTCGTCATTCTTCAATATCTTATACATGACTTTGATATCTGTACCTGCAGGTCTAAAGTTATCTGAAATTACTTTCAAAGAAGTTGCAGGATTCTTTAGATTAACTTTTCTAGTGATATAAACATTTGCGTTGTTGTCACCATCAGGTTCAGTTGAAGCTACATAAGCAAGTTCTGTCGCTAAGTCATCAGACGAATCAATATCATTGATTCTGTTCATGATTCCGATACACCCTATTGTTGAAACATCAATAACAGGTGATATGTTTTGATTAACTGTTTGTAATTGCAATCTCGCTTCAAATGATTTAGTAGTTGGACCACCTGTGACTTCTTCTTGTTCGTTAATCGAAGAAGCAACGATACTTGGTCTCTCAAAGAATACATTATCATTCAATGTTATAAAGTCGTTTGTTGACCTCATAACATATGAAGTATCTAAAGCAGGTGAATCTTCATCAGGTGCATTTATACCTGTTCTTCTTACACTTGTAATCATGCTTGTGCCTTTAAACAAGAGTGAAGGTATCATAGTATGTAAAACATCATAATACAAGTTTTTAGTTATGTAAGCATTTTCACCACCACCTATTGTTGATTGAACTGCATTGGTGTATGAAAGATTGTATGCTGATAAATCGGGTGTTATACTAAATGAATCTATTCCATAATTAGTAATTGATGAATACTGTCCGTTAATTGCATCGACAGGTATTCCACCTAATGTATCTCCAACTGACTGAATTGTTATGGTAGCATTAGCGCCAGAACCATCAAAGTTTGGTATTGTAATAGAATCGCCAACTGCATACCCAACACCTGGATTTGCAATTTGAACAGATGTTATATCGCCATCGTCATTTACTACGAAACTATGAATGATTAAATCTTTACCTGTGCTAGCACCATTCAAAGTGTAGATAGCATCATTGTAGAGATTTGAACCACTGTTATCATAAGTTCCAGCGGCAGCACCTGTACCTGTATTACCTGTTGCAGTTAATGCTGAACCTGATTTATCTCCCTCTACACCCCATATGATAACATTTGATTGTGTATCATACATGCCATGCGAGTAGTTATAGAATCTAACAAATGACTGACTATCATAAACTTCTACTGAGTTTGGTTGTAATTTAGTTTCTGGTAAATGTTCATTTTCGAACACAACTTGACCTTGTGCTGTAGTATCAAACTTAGCAACTTTCATATTGAATTTCAAGTCATCTGTTTGTTCAGCAGTCCATGTTGATGCGTTCTGAGATAAGAACAATGAACCAGCATATGGTTGTCCTGATATTGTTTGACCAGTAATTAAATCTTGTTCGCCCATTCTAGAAATGAAGCATTCGTAATCATTCGAGTTAGAGTAAATTACAAAACACATTTCAGAACCCTCTTCAACATATACTGGTGATTCGAAAGTAAATGTTGTCACAGCAGAACCGTCATCTGATATGTTTACATCAGAAGGATTCTTAGTCACTATAGAGAATGGCAATACTGTTTGACCTGGATAACCATTTACCATATTTCTAACTTCTATAGAAACAGGAAGGTTAGTAGACTTAGATTTAAAGTATAAGTCTATTGATGTCAACATCATACCACCATCTGCTTCTACTAAGAATGATTCTGCTAATGGGTCTCCCCAACCTCTCTCTTCTATTGCCCTTCTTCTTCTAGGTCTTCTATCCTCTATCGGCGGCCTCGGTAGTACAGGCTCTGGCAAAGGCGGAGCTATCGGCGGAGGCGGAGGCGGTGGAGGTGGCAACACAATCGGCGGCGGCGGAGGCGGCGGAGGTGGTGGCGGTGGTGGAGGCGGCGGCGGTGGTGGCGGCGGACTCACAATTGGTCTATCTACCGGCGGTGGAGGCGGAGGTGGAGGCGGCGGAGGTGGTGGAGGAGGTGGCGGTGGAGGTGGTGTTGAACCATCTGTTTCCACATTTAATCTTTCACCTCTTCTCATTATAGTTCTTTCGCCAGTCAATCTTTCAGTTATAACTCTTGCGTTTCTAGTTGAAACAATTTCAGTTTGTGAACTGTTAAGAAGACCTTGCGCCTGATATACGCCTGTAGCGTTTGAATCTGGATTACTTAAATTATTTACACTTGATGTCACCCTTAGTTCTCTTTGACCTGTAGGGAATCTTTGGAATCTATCGTTTGGTATATTAAAGTATGCACGAAGTCTTCCGTTTCCATCTGATTGAACACCAGAAGAAGTTGTAGTACCACCATCTTGCGAGAATGTACTACTATATGGTTTTACATAACCATCAACTCTTATACCATCAAAGTAAATAAAGTGTTTTGTATTTGGTTTTAAGTTTGTTGCATCAATCTCAATTTCTCTACTTCTAATAAATGGTATTACTGAAACTGATACCACTCTATCATTTCTAGTTTCTACGAAATCTTCTACGACTGATGTTCTGACACCTGTTCTTGATTGTATTTCAGGTGTTTCTGTTAATTCTGTTGAGATGATTGTACCTTGCAACCATTCACCACCTTGAGCAGGGTCGCCTGACCATGAACCTGATGTAGATGATTGTTGTTCTGTTTCTACAACCGTTGGTTCACCTGCCCATGTTGTTTGCCAGTTGTTCCAAACTGTGCCAAGTGAATTTGTATTTTCTGCAAGTACAGCATCAAAATTACCTTCTCTGTTAATTCTAACTTCTGGTAATTGTTCTGTATCGTTCCATATGTCTGTTCCAGGTGTTAACTTAACATTACCTACGAAAGCAAAGACATGATATGGGTTAACATTGATATGTCTTGATGCCTTGTTTTGGTCTACATATGAAATCTCTGAGAATGGTAAAGTAATCAAGTCACCTGTTTTTGCATAACCAGATGATTGTGATGTGTTCATATCAATATCAAAGAATTGTGAATATGATTGAGGTCTTAAATGACCCATTTTAGTATCGATTGAACATCTGTAATCAGGATGAGACACATTACCAATTTTGTGACCTCTAAAGTTATCTACTAAGAAACCTGATTTGAATCTATCGAAACCATCTGCATCTAATACTTGTAATGATTGTGTATCTTTCTCTAATAAAGATAATGCTGTGACTCTTTCTAAGTTTGTGACTCTTTGATTGATTTTACCAATGTCTGCCATTGTAAATCTTCTATAGTCTTTAGACCTTACTTTAATGTCTTTTACATTTTTAGTAAATGGCGGTATGAATAATTCAAACATCTCTAATGAATCATCAATTCTAGTTGGTCGAGATGGAGTGATTGAAGGATTACCTTGCGATACTATGAACTCACCACCTTTGTGTAAGAAGATTTTATCTATTCTTGGTACATAGAACTCAATATTACCTGCAATCATTGATGTAGGTAATGGGCATCTACTAAATGAAGGTCTAGCAGCAGTAATATCTGCGTTTGCTTTTGCACTTCCGTCAA